GTGTAGTACGTTGTAAAACTGGTAACCTAAACGCAACTAACGACGGTTCAGGTCTTAACATCGATAATGAAGAAGATTACGATGATACCTCAATCGGCGCAACAATCAACTGGATCGCAAAATATCCTGGTATTCTAGGTAATTCATTATCTGTATCAGTATGTACAGCGAACTCAACCGCATTCAATGGCTGGACTCATAAGGGTCAATTTGATTCGGCTCCAGGTACTTCTACTTATGCAAGTAACAAGTCTGGTTCTGCTGATGAAATGCACATTGTAGTTGTTGACGAAGATGGTGAATGGACTGGCGAAGCTGGTACTATTCTAGAAACATTTGCTTATGTTTCACAAGCTTCTGATGCATTAGCGGACGATGGTACTAATAACTATTATAAAAACGTTATTAACAATCAATCACAATACATTTGGTTCGGTAACCATGACTCAAACTTAACTGAGGCTGGTGACGAAGCTAATGGTACAACTTACACTACTTTATCTGCTGCTACTAGTGTTTCACTATCTGGTGGTACAGACGATAACGCTCCAACTGTTGGCGAATTGAAGACTGGTTACGAGTTCTTCGAAGATGCTGAAACTATCGATGTTAACTTAGTTATCGGTGGTGAATCTCCTGCTGGTGCTGATGGTGTAACACACGCTAACAACCTTATTGCTATCGCAGAAGGTCGTAAAGATATCGTTGTATTCTTATCACCTGCTATTGCTGATTCTGTAAATAACGCTACTGCTGCATCTGATATTATCGATTGGGCAGATCAATTAACTTCATCTTCTTATGCGGTTATTGATTCATCTGCGCTTTATGTGTATGACAAGTACTCAGATAAATATCGTTGGATTGCTGCTTCTGGTGCTACAGCTGGTTTGTGTGCGAACACAGATAACGTTGCTGACGCATGGTTCTCACCTGCTGGTTTGAATCGTGGTCAATTACTAGGTGTGACTAAAATTGCTTATAATCCTAAGAAAGCCGATCGTGATGATCTCTACAAAGCTAGAGTTAATCCAATCGTTTCTTTCCCAGGTGAAGGTACTGTCCTCTTTGGTGATAAGACTGCATTAGCAAAACCAAGTGCATTCGATCGTATTAACGTACGTCGTTTGTTCATTGTATTAGAAAAAGCTATCGCTACAGCTTCTAAGTTCCAATTGTTTGAATTCAACGACGAATTTACAAGAGCTCAATTTAGAAACTTGGTAGAGCCGTTCTTAAGAGATATCAAAGGTCGCCGTGGTGTGACTGACTTCTTAGTTGTTTGTGACGAGACAAATAACACAGGTGAAGTTATCGATACTAACCGTTTCGTAGCTGATATCTACATTAAGCCTGCTCGTTCTATTAACTTTATCACTCTAAACTTCATCGCTACTCGTACAGGTGTTGAGTTTAGTGAGATTGTTGGACAATAAGGAGGATAAGCAATGGCTATTTTAGGCGTAGATGATTTTAAATCAAAGCTTACCGGTGGTGGTGCTCGTTCAAACCTCTTTAAAGCAACAGTCAACTTTCCAGGTTATGCTGGTGGCGATGTTGAATTAACGTCTTTCTTAATTAAGACTGCTCAACTTCCTTCATCTGTAATTGCCCCGATCACAATTCCTTTCCGTGGTCGTCAATTACAAATTGCTGGTGATCGTACTTTCGAACCTTGGACTATTACCGTTATTAATGACGCTAATATGACTGTTCGTAATGCTTTCGAACGTTGGATGAATGGTATCAACCAACACTCAGCAAATACTGGTCTTTCTAACCCTACTGATTATCAAGCAGATATGGTTGTAGAACAGTTGAATAAAGCTGGTGAAGTAACTAAGCGTTATGATTTTAGAGGTACATTCCCTACGAACGTATCTTCAATCGATGTATCTTATGATAGTGAAAACACTATTGAAGAATTCACGGTTGAGCTACAAGTTCAGTACTGGGAATCTGGTACCACTTCTTAATGCTATATAAATAATAGGTAACGGCGGGGAATAGTTCCCCGCCAATATCTATGGAGTGACACATGGAATTATTCGGTTTCGAAATAAAACGTAAAGACGAGGAAAAGCTAGACAAGCGTAGACCTTCTTTTGTCCCAAAGGATGATGAAGAGGGCGCGGGTCATATAGTTAATGCCGGAGGTTTCTTCGGTCAATATGTAGACCTCGACGGAAGCGGAGCGAAGAACGAAGCCGATATGATTATGAAGTATCGCGAGGCTGCAACACAGCCTGAGTGCGATTCTGCTATTGAAGATATTGTTTCAGAAGCTATCGTATCGGACGACGATTCAGCCCCGGTTGAAATTATTTTAGATGACTTAGATCAACCTGATCGTATTAAGAATCTAATTAAAGAAGAATTTGATAATGTTGTTGAATTACTAAACCTTAACTGGTATGGACATGACATTTTCAGACGTTGGTATACTGACGGTAGACTATATTATCATAAGGTCATTGACGAAAAGAATCCAAAACTTGGTATTGTAGAACTTCGTCCAGTTGATCCTACACGAATTCGTAAAGTTAAAGAACTCAAAAAGCAAAAAGACCCTAAGAGTGGTCAAGATATGGTTATCGGGCAAAAAGAGTTCTATATCTTTCAAGACAAAGCAATGTCAAAGACACAACAAGGTCTTAAAATTGCACCGGATTCTATTGCGTATGTAACATCAGGCGTATTAGATCCTACACGTAAAAAGGTATTAGGTTATCTTCATAAAGCATTGAAGCCTGTTAATCAGCTTCGTATGATGGAAGATGCACTTGTAATTTATCGTATCTCACGTGCTCCTGAACGTCGTATTTTCTATATTGACGTTGGTAACTTACCAAAAGGTAAGGCTGAAGAGTACTTAAAAGGTATTATGAATAACTATCGTAATAAGTTAGTATACGATGCATCTACAGGAGAAATGAAAGATGATCGTAAACACATGTCGATGCTGGAAGACTTCTGGTTACCGCGTAGAGAAGGTGGTAGAGGTACAGAAATCACGTCCTTGCCAGGAGGACAAAATCTTGGAGAAATCGAAGATATTATATACTTCCAAAAGAAACTTTACAAGTCGCTCAACGTTCCGGTTAATCGCCTAGAACAAGAAGCACAATTTAGTTTAGGTCGTTCATCTGAGATTACTCGTGATGAACTTAAATTCCAGAAGTTTATTGGTAGACTACGTAAGAAATTCTCTAGTCTATTTGTAGACTTACTTAAAACACAATTAATTCTAAAGGGTATTGTAACAGAAGAAGAATGGAAAGAGATGCAATCTCAGATCAACTTCGACTATTTGAAAGATACCCATTTTTCAGAACTTAAAGAATCTGAATTACTAAGAGAAAGACTTGGTGTTTTAAGAGATATCGATGACTATGTTGGTAAGTATTATTCATTAGAATGGGTTCGTAAGAATGTTCTTATGCAATCTGATGATGATATTAAAGAAATTGATAAACAAATGGCGAGCGATCCTCAACCTGAGGATGATGAAATTTAAATTTATATAAATATTTGTAGACGAGGTATAAAATGGATAATGTTGAAAATTTAATTAATGCGTTGAAAAATGGCGACAATGTTGCTGCGAGTGATCTTTTTGCAGATACAATGTCAGATAAGATTAATGATGCCATGGATGATCGTCGTATTAATATCGCGCAAACTATGTTTGCTGACGAAGAACAAATGGATCTGGACCTAGGTTCAGAAGAAGAATTAGAAGCTGAAGCGTGGTCAGAAGATGACGTTGAAGCAGCCGCAGAGGAAAGTTTTGAAGATGAAGACATTCAGGGAATTTCGGACGAAACAGCTGAGTGAAGCTTTTAAGGCTCCTAGCGGTGAAAAACTAGTAAAGAATTTCAAAGTCGGTAAAAAGAAATACGACGCAAACATTACCAAGAAAGGTAATATGTACGTTGCTTATATCGACGGTGATAGATTAGATGCTTTTAAAGATGAAAAGAAAGCAACTAAAGCTATTAATGATTTTACGAAATTAATGGGAAAGTAGCATGAAGTTAATTACAGAATTTGTAGAAACAGACCTCAATTACATTACCGAAGAAAAGAACGGTAAAAAGAATTATGTAATTGAAGGCATTTTCATGCAAGCTGAATCCAAAAACAGAAATGGTCGTATTTATCCAAAGGCTGTCATGGAACAAGCCGTGAATAAATACATGACCGAACAAGTTTCTAAGGGTAGAGCTGTTGGTGAATTGAATCACCCAGACGGTCCTACTATTAACTTAGATAAAGTATCTCACAAAATTACTGAACTTAAATGGGAAGGTAATAATGTTGTGGGTAAGGCACAAATCTTGAACACTCCGATGGGTAAGATCGTTGAAGGTCTTATGGACGGTGGCGTTCAGTTAGGTGTCTCTAGTCGTGGTATGGGTAGTCTTGTGAATAAAGGCGGA